AAAAAGTCTGGAACAAATACATTGAATGGCTTTTTAAAGACACAAGTAAATAATGGAAAAAATTTGTAATAAATGTCACCACCCATGTCACTGCGGAGAAGATAATGATCTTCATGCAGATGAGTATGGTGTATGTACTTGTGAAAAATGTGAATGCAAACCAACTGAAGATACTTAACCCTTATGAAAACCCTTATACTTACACTACTAATTATCATATACTCAGCATTTGCTTTTGCAGATACTACACAAAATAATACATCAGGATCAAACACATCTATCACTGGTGGATACACTAGTTCAGCTACAAATACATATCAAAGTGGTAGTTCTAATAATACTACAACTACAAATAATTCTACTTCGAATATGAAATCTGCACCACCAACAGCAGCTGCACCCAATGTTACTAACTCAGGTTCAGATGTTTGTCTTGCAGGTGCATCAGCAGGTATTCAAACTTTTGGTGTAGGTGTATCAGCAGGTAAATCATTTAGAGATAAGAACTGTGAAAGAATTAAATTATCTAGAGAAATGAATAGTCTAGGTATGAAAGTTGCAGCAGTTGCAATACTTTGTCAAGATGAAAGAGTCTTTTTTGCTATGGAACAGGCAGGAACACCATGTCCATTTGAAGGTAAGATTGGTAAAGAAGCTAAAGCAGCTTGGAAGAAATATGATAAGTTAAGACCAGACTATGAAACATATGTGCAGAATTTAAAAATTATAGAAAAGAAAAATAAAGAAGAAGAAAAACAAATTACAAAAGAAATGATAACTATGGATATTCATAAAGAGTCAGAAGATAAGAAGACTAAACAAAAAATAGAATGGACTAATCCTAAATGATAGATAAATTTATATATAAGTTTTTGGGTAAGATAGATAGTGCAACTTCTTGGATAAATAAGTTATTAAAAAGTAAAAGTAAAAAATGAATAGAAAAACTAATACAGCTATGATTGCTTTGTTAGGCACTATACTTTTAGGTTTATCTACTTATGTATTAATAACAATTGTAGAACTTCAAGTTCATATAGGTATGCTTACTGAAGAAATAATGTCTATTGATAAACAAATAGGTAGAATATACAATCATATGGATAGATTAACTAGTAAATGATTTGGTTAATAGGGATAATAATAGGAGTTGGTTATGCAATATATAGCATTAATAAGTTTGCTGATTACATTAATCCTTACAACTTCCATAAAAAGTGAAGAAGTTACTACAAATAATTTACTCAATCAAAACTTTGATTCAGGATCCTGGTCTGGTACCGCTGATGGTCGCCACGGGTCTGATGTTATTGCTGCTCACAATAATGAATATATCATATCAGACGATATAAGTTTAAGAAATGATGCAGGACTAACAGAGGATCAGATAAAGTATGGATTTAGTGGAGATCATGAATTTCAATACTGGCATTGGAATGATTATGAATCTACTGTCCAATCGACTATAACAATAACAGGACAAAGTGGTGAAACAACGACACAAATACGAACTTACAACTCTACTGGCTGTGGCTATACTAACTGCGGTTCTTTCGACACTGGGTCTGACAGCTTTATTGTATCTAGAAATACTGAAACCGACTATAGTATCTCTGTACAGTATGATTTCTCAGATACTTCAAATGCTACAGGTCATTATGGTGTCGATCTCAAAGAGCCAAGCCTCACTATCACTTACGAATCTGAACCTATTTTCATAGAAGACTCTGTTGAACAGGAGATTATAGATTTGTTTGATGACTTCAAACCTGAAGACAATATTAAATTTGAAGATACAAAGTTTGAAGATAACTTTGTAGCACTACCTGAACCTGACTTTGCAATAGAAGAAGAGTTTGGTATGGAAGAACCAGAGTTTAAAGAAGAGCCATCATTTGAAGAGCCTATGGTTATGGAAATGCCAGAAGAACAAAAGCAAGAAGAACCTGAAATGGAACTTATGACGCAGCTATTTGTTGAGGAAAATGAGGATAAAGAAGATATTGACAATTCTACGGATGAGGGTATAATAGAAGTAGTAGAGGAAGAATCTAAAGAAGAAGAAAAAACAACTTCTGAAATGATGCAAGAAGGTTTTGAAGATGAACAAACAGAAAATGAACAAGCAGAATCCGATAGCGAAACTACTCAAACTACCGATGCTACGAAAGAGAGTGATACTAAGCAAGAAAAAATTAACTCGAGAAAAACTAAAACAGCAAATGCTAAGTCACAGTCAGAGTCTCTAGAGCTACAACAAGTTATGGATAAGATAGACGAGAAAGTAAAAGACATTGGTAAAAACTTAGAATTTAAAAACTTAATAAAAATTAAAGCTATGTCCAATAACGATATTATATTAGATACTTATAATGTACCTTTTTATAAACCAAAAGATATTTACCTAGACCAGGTAAGTATTGCAGATAATAGAGATATATATTCTAATATAAATCTAGATAAATATGTAGCTAATGATCCTATATCTACTAAGGTAAATAAAATAAATGAATTACAAAATGAAAGACAGCAATTGTTAATACAATTAGAGGTACTTAAAAATGAACTTTAAATTTGACTTATTAAAATTAATAAAGCAGAAAAAATATAAAGACTCAGCACTAGCACAGCTAAGGCAGAGAAGTAAAACTTCTATAGCCAGACCAAAGGCAACAAAAAATATAACTTCAAAAGATCCAAGGATGCAGGGGATATAATATGGATAAAATAAAAAATCAATTAGCAGGTGTAGCAGCTTTACTAGGTGTCATTGCCGCAATAGGTGGTGGCTTTGTAAAGTATGGTGAAATAACAACTAAACTAGATGCATTAGAAAATGCAGGTGGTACAGATTGGTCTGCACAAATAGCTGTATTAGAAGAAAAAGTTACTGCTCTAGAAAATAAAGATCTATCACATACACATGATAATGAGCATAGCCATACTAAAATATTAGTAAACGAAAAAACACTTCAAGTATTACAAAATCAAATAGAGGAATTAAAAATTAAATCTTCTAACCCGCTAGCAAACTAGTGTACCTTAATGCTAACATACCTATCATAGAGTGCTATGTTAGAGGTAATTATTTAAGAGATCAAAAAGATTCCTTTGATAAATACTTTGGGTGTGCTATATTTGGATTTAGTTCTATACCAAATCAAGTACCATTGTTTCATTTTATGATGGAAGATGGTGGGCTATGGTGGAGAGCACCTATATCAGCATTCTGTAAAGAGCCTAATGTAAAAGAGTTGCCACTTAATGAGTTAGTTATGTGGGATAGTTTTAGTTATAATGTAAGTGTTACTACGTTTTATGAATTATCAGGTAATAAAATGCAGTATATATCTAGACGTAAAGTAAAAAGAGTAGGCACATATTTATTTACTATAGATTGGGGGCCAGGAGATTATAACGAATTAAATTTTGGTTATGCAGAAAAACCAGACCAACACAAATGTGGCCATGTATTAGAATTAGATGATGGTAATTATGCAATACAACCTAACAATAGATTAAGAGTATTTGATGCATCTATGGGCACAGATTTAGATAAGAAACCTCTTATTAATAGATTAGTTAATACTAGAAGATGGTCAGTTGAGACTAGTTCTAAATGGATAACTGATGAGCATGAGGAAGGCAGCTACGATTATCATTTTAAGGAGTTAAAAGATGAGTAATAAAAGTACAGTAAATAAAGCAGGAAACTATACACAACCTAATAAAAGAAAACAAATCTTTAATAGAATAAAAGCTGCAAATACCCATGGCACAGCCGCAGGTAAATGGTCAGCTAGAAAAGCACAAGCACTAGCTAAAGCATATAAGAAAGCAGGTGGTGGATATAAATCGTAATGCCATTTCTAAGTAAAAGTAAATTTTTAACTGAAAGTAAAACTATTACAAGTTTATTACCAAATGCAGATGCAGATTTAATTTATACTTGCCCTAATAATTATAGTGCTATTGTTAAATTTCTACATTTAAGTAGTGGTATAGCTAATAATAAAAAAGCATATATACAATTTTATCATGCTGATGATGGTACATATCATCATATTGTAAATGGACTCGCTATGGGTGCACATACAGCTACTGATTTAGTAAGTGGTAGCCAGTTATATATGCATCAAGGTGATAAATTAATAGGTTATATAGAAGCAACAATGAGTTTGGATGTAACTGTTTCTTTAGAGGAATATTACGATCCATTGAGAGGATAAAGGAGAATATATAATGGTAGCAATAAAAGGAAAACAATACAAGTTAGACTTTAACAAAAATAAAAAGCTAGACAAACAAGACTTTAAAATATTAGCAAAAATAAAAAAGAAAAATAAAAATGTCACTAACAAAAAGTCAAAGATCACTTAAGGCTTGGGGCAAACAGAAATGGAGAACCAAGTCTGGTAAAAAATCATCTGTAACAGGTGAAAGATACTTACCAGAGAAAGCAATAAAAGCATTATCTTCTTCTGAATATGCAGCTACAACTGCTGCAAAGAAAGCGGGTAAAGCTAAAGGTAAACAGTTTGTTAAACAACCTAAGAATATTGCAAAGAAAGTAAAACAATATAGGAGTTTTGCATAATGGCAGGAGCAGCTAAAACAAAAGCATGGACTAGAAAAGAAGGTCAGAATCCTAAGGGTGGCCTTAATCAAAAAGGTCGTGATTCTTATAACCGTGAGACTGGTGGTAATTTAAAAGCACCAAGTAAAAAGGTAGGCAACAAAAGGCGTGCCTCTTTTTGTGCTCGTATGCGTGGAATGAAAAAGAAACTTACTTCTAAGAAAACTGCTAATGACCCTAACTCTAGAATTAATAAAGCATTAAGAGCCTGGAATTGTTAAATGGCACCACCATTACTTGCAATCCCTATAATTACAGCAGTAGGTAGATTTGCTGCACCCTACTTATCTAAAGAATTAAGTAAGCTAGGACTCAATAAGTTTGTTTCAACTTATGGTAAAGATGCATTTACTAGTTTAAATGAAACATTAGCTGCTGATACACCTATGGTTAAGGCAGATAGTGTACCGATGGTAAATCCTAATTTTGCATCTACTGATAGCGATGATGATGATCCTAATTTACCAATGGTCAAAGACCCAAATCAATCCAACCAACCACAACAGGAACCCCCTGAAGATAAAGAGCCAAACATTGGCACAGAAGTAGCTACCGAAGCTGCGTTAGAAATATCTAAAAACTTATCCAAAGAAGACGACATTAAATCCCAAACACAAAAAGCACTAGAACCCAAAGTAGAATTTGGGCCACTAACAGAAACAGAAAAACAAACAGCACAGGCACTCATGGGTGATAAACCAGAGTTCTATTCTCGTGCTGTTGATGCTATTAAGAATGCTAAACAAAATAAATTTACTAAAGGTAAATGGAAAAGTATTGTACAGAGTAATTCTACTAAAGAAGAAATGGATTACCTAGGATTATCAGAGTATCTACAAGGTAACGAATCTATAACTAAACAAGACTTATTGGATTTTGTAGAGCAAAAAAATATAGCAGATAAACTAAGTGTAGTTGAGGTACCATTAGAAGATCAATATGATTTTACAACTTTTTCACTTGGTGGTGCAGGTGGTAAAAGGGCTGTTAGTACTTTACCATATGACTATGCAGTTAATCCAACTGGACAAAAATTACAAGAAGGATACAAATCTACTGTAGAGCAATATGTTTTTCAAGTAGATGGGCCAGAGCAATGGTCAGCTGACCCTGATCATTTTGCTAAAGAATATGCAACTAATGCTATAGGACATGCTAGAGCACAGACAGGATACTTTGATGCTGATGCTGTGGAAAAAAGATTAAATAAAAAAGAAGCTGATGGTGTAAAGTTAAGTAACGATGATAAAACTTTAAAAAATGCATCTAGACAATTAGAAGATACTTTTATCATAGATGAAATACAATCTGATATGATACAAAAGATACAGCAAGAAGGAACTAAAGATGATTTTGTTATAATAAAAGGTAAAGATATTACTCAAGATTTTTTAAAAAAAAATTATCCTAACTATCTTGTTAAAAAAGAACCAGATGTATTATCTGGTCGTGGTATATTTGGACAAATTGAAAATGATAGAGAAGGGCCAATAGCAGGATTAACAGATACAGAACCTACTAATAAAAAAATATTAGATGAAGCAAAAAATTTTGCTACTGAAAATCAAAATGTTTTATATTCTGTAGATACAGGAAGAGATATAACAAATGAACGTGGTGTGCCTGAAGTTAGATTAATGGATAACAACTTTTATGTTTTTGATAAAAATAATTTAGTTACTAAGGGTTCTTACAAAACAAAAGAGCAAGCACAAAAACAGGTAGATCTAAGAGGTTACAATCCATTACCTATAACTGAATCAAAAAAATATGTAGAGTTAATATTAAATGCTATGATAAAAAAAGCAGTAGAAAAAGATTTAGATAGTATAGGTATAACTAATGGTCAAATACAATTTGATAGATATGAAGGTCAACCTATGGAAGATAAAGAAGGTTTAAAAAAATTTTATGATGAAATTGTATATAAACAATTAGAAAAAATTGCAGATAAATATAACGTAAAATTAGAAACAGTTGAACTTCCTGGTAAAGGTAAGTTAAAAGAATTTGATGATGTTGGTTTAAATGAACCTACAGAAGAATCAGATGCTTTAAATATAACTCGTAGAACTCGAACTGCATTAAGAGATGGGTTTGTTTTGCGTAAAATTAGCTATAGTTCATTAGCAAATACAATTGAAAGTCTAAATCGTGGAACTGTAGAGGGAGATCCACTTCCTGACAATGCCACACTTCCAGATTATGCAAGCATATTTACTGAAACAGGTAGGGGTGCAGGAGATAGTATTTTAGATACACTTATTGATGATAACCCAGATATAGAAAATGAAAAAAATTATTATATGTGGGTAAAACCAGATAGTGAAATAGATAAAGCAATAACAAAAGCTAATGCTGGTGAGTTAATGAACATAGCAAGAGTATGGAATAATAGAGATATTAATTTACAAATGCCTATATCATCAGTTATCCCTTCAGGTGGCACAGATATAAATAGTTATAATTCTTATATATCTGAATACTTTAGTGGTGAAAACTTTAATATTAAATATCCTCATGAAATTATTAAAATGAAACTACCAAAGAAATTACAAAAAGAAATACTAAGCAAGCCTATCAAACTAAGTAAAGCTAAACAGCAAACAGATAGATTATTTGCATAAAAAAGGGGAGCCATAAAGACTCCCCCGTAGCAAGGCAACACGACTAATTTGGAACCTAAGTTATCTTGGGTTCCTTTTTTTTTGGGCCTTACGATACAGTGAAGGATCACCCCATCGCTTAGTCCAAAACCAGTTACTTAATTTACTAGCATAACCTTCTAACTTATCCATGATACAGTTATGCCAGAAGTAATATCTAAATTTTTTGTATAATCTGTTTAACATCTTCTTGTAGTTTTTTACAAACAGAGTTTGCATGATTAATTATTGATGCACAAAGACTCGCATGAAATGGATGAGTCTTTAACGCTTCTCTAATCTTAGTAACAGGCTTTCCCCCATAGTCTATGACTACCATATTGTTTTTATTTAAACCAATCTTAAGTTCAAATAGTATTCCTGTATGTTTTAGTATCTCATCTTCTTTATTTTCTGTCATTGCTTTCTCCTTGTTTCACAAACTCTGCACTAATTCTAGGATCCAACGGACTTAACGAAGATAATTTACTCATGATATTAACTACTTCTCCGTATGGTCTAGTCATTAAATACCTCATAATATCCATTAGTTGTTCTGATGTTATCAGATATGTTTTCCCATTAACTTCTTGTTGTTTTTTTTCTTTACTCATTGTTCCCCTCTTATTTATCAGTAAAATATTTATTGAGGGTTTGTATACTTTCTTCTGCTGAAGATATTTTATTTACCAGTTTATCCAACTCATCAATGAACTGTGGATGCTCACCAATACCAACAGCTGAATTAAGATAAACAAGTGCACTAGCATACGCATCTGCTATCTGTGCCTCGTATTTTTTTCTTAACGCATCTAACATCAGTAACTTTGTATCCATTAGTATCCTCTGTATTCATAAAATGTTTTTTCTATATAGTCTTCATCTAACAGGTAAGGATTACTACCATTTTTAAAATCATGTAGTTCCCTTAGTTCATTAATAGTTTGAGATAATGTTTTATTTTCTTGTAAACATCCACAAACTAAATCTATAACTTCTATAAATGCTTGCTTTACTCTTGCCATATTTCAATCTCCTTTATTAATTTATCTAAATACCAACTTGCTTTTTTTAAATCCTGTAAAGGATTACCTTTAAATTTAAACCTCCCAACATACTTAATTATATTGCCCTTAAGGTATCCGACAAACTCATCATTAGTCATATAATCTTTTATGACTTCAATAGTTTCTCTGTTACCTTGTTTATAATGATTAGGATGATTTACAGGATCATCATGATCAATAGTATAATTATCTTCTGATTCAAGAATATACTTATTTCCATTATAAATAATTTCTTTTTTAACGTCTGCCATATTCTCTCCTAATAGTTTTAATATCAATAGTCTCTATATTATAGTTACCATCTTTAACTCCTCTTTTAACTACTAACCCACTCCACCATAGATGCTGAGTATCTCTAGCAAAATGTTCTGGATGACTTAAATAACATCCTGCAGATAGCCCATGAATCTTTTTACCATTAGGTAAAGTAGATATAGCATAATCTAATAAATGACTATGGCCTACTGTAGCAGAAACTTTGTGTTTTGTCAAGAGAGTTCTGCCAATATTTTCACCAGATATAGCTGACCCCATAATACCAGATGGGAAGTGATGTGCATAATAAATACCATCAACAACTTTAAATTGTTTATATGGTATTTCTTGCCAACCATATTTCTTAAATTGTAAATCAGATATTTTCATAGTGCCATCTAACTCTGGATTTTCTTCTACAAATCTATCTATTCTATCCTCATGATTACCATGTAGCATTATCTTTTTAAGTTTATGTTTTCCTAAACCTTTATTAAACAAATGCAATGCTTCATGCGAATGCTCCATATCTTTCTGGTATCTTCTACCTTCAAAAGATTTCTTACCTCTGTCATATGTAGACAGAGAATCCATACTACAAAAGTCACCCATGCATATTACATGTGTCGCTTTTATATCTGCGGCTAGTCTACCTGCCCACAGAAATCTATCATTGCTTGCTTTGGGTGTGCAATGCGGATCACCCATTACTAAATGTGTTGCCATTAGTTTAACTCCTTTTCACGTTTGGCTTTTAACCATTCTATAAAATCAATAACATTATCTTCTTCGTCAAACTCTGCTACTGCATTCATGCTTAGGTTAGATCTTTCGGGGTTTTTTTTATCTGCGGCAAATCCTTTTAATCCATAAACAAAAATAGATTGTGGATCTTGAGTTGCCATTTTTATCATGCCTCTAGCTATAGTAGAACATAATTCGTATTGCTCAGTGGTCATTTGAGATTTGCTATCCATCATAATACCACATGTAAATCCTTTTTCCCATGGGGAAATTAAAACTTTTATGCAATTCTTAAACGTATCTTTTTTCTTAGTCATGCCAATACCTTTTTACGTTATCATTATTGTACTCTAATACTTTGTGTTCGAATCCCCTTTTCATACTTTTTTTACCAAAGTACTCTGCTTTTTTCTCGTCATCAAACACAGTATTATTAAATAATCTATACTCATTATCTTTTTTATTCTTAAACACTACAAAATACAAATGCATATTAACACAGAGAGTAAGTAGAAAATAGACCCCTCAAACTATTCCCCATTACTCTCCATGTCATCCTTCTTAGGATTGGTTACAGAAGTATACCAAACCCATTTAGGATTCTTTCCCTTGGATTGCTGTTGCGGTAAGTGTTGCAATCCATCTCCCCAACATGGCACTTTGTATGGACAAAACGAACATACAGTGCCTAGCGTTCTGTTGCCTGTTGGTTTACCTCTGAAAGTTTCGGCTATGTCATCGAAACATTTCTGGAATTCTGTTTTATTTTTTAATGCGGTGTAATTATCTGCTGCAATTTTAATGTATTTATTCTTATGTTCATCTTGGAAATCTGGTGCTTCGCATACAGTCCATTCACCTGTAGACTTATTGATAGCTATCCAACCACCGAAAGGCTTTCCCATACCTTCTGCGTAGAGAAAACCTTGCGATGCATAACCAAAGGAATCATTATTAACTACTTCATTAAAGCCCCCCTTCTCACCAAACTTATGCTCAAAGGAATACGGTGACGCACTCTTAATATCCCAAATCTTGTTATCAATCTCAACATCCAATCTTCCAGACATAGAGTCTTCTTTAAATTTATACTTAACTTCTTTTTGTTCACTATCAATTTTAACTCCTGCAGATTTTAAAACAAATATAGCTAAGGCCTCTATCAAATCTCCAAATGTATTTCTCATTTTATTATTATAAGGTTGTCCATCACCTTTAATACCTTTTGATTCCATTTGTAGTTGACAGAGTGGCCTACCTATATTCGACATTCTAGGTTCAAAACTATCCCTACGCTTTTCTGAGAACTGTCTACGCAAGGCACTTTTACATGCCTCGCCAAACTCCTCAACTAAATTCTCAGAAATAGCGACAGGATTGCTAGATACTTTATCAAGATATATTTTTACTTTATCTAGTATTGTATTCATTAAGATGCCAATACTTCCTCTGGAAGTTTATCGTCCATCTCTTCCACAATTTTAGCGTCTTCACCATCTTGATCATTCGGTTTCTTTGATCTAGAATTTTTGTAAGCTGTAAGAACTTCATCGTTTTCTTTCTTAACAGCCTGTTGAAACACAGTTAGAGTGTCGCTATCTTCTTTTGTAAACTGCAATTCAGTACCAGACTTAGAGTCTAGTACAGGTACATAAAAAGTATTACCACCTTTTTTCTGTCTTTCAGTATCAATAGATAACACTTGTTTAAGCATAACTTTACCACTATCTTTTAGTCTTTTGATAGCATTACTTACAGGTAAAAATGCTGTACCAGATACTCTGTACAATGTGGGTAGATTTTCTACCTTGTGCTTTTCACCATTAGATAAGACCCCATCAAAACTAACTAGACCATACACTAATCTATAACATCTGATAGTTCTCTGTATCATTTGCTGATCTGGTGTAAGTGAGTCTCTGTCTTTGTACGGGACTTTACCACAATTAACTCCACCTAACATATCAATTGCTTCATCTTTGTGAGATGAAAAGATAACTGATCTGTTAACATATTCTGCTTTATCAGTATCATAATGCATGTATTGCATACCACTAATAAATGGTCTGAAGTTAACTGGTTTACCATAAGCAACTTTACCTACAGTAGTATCAAACACAGAAAAATAACCAACTGGTATTTGATTACCATCGTCATCTTCTGGGCTTCTATTAATAGATAATCTAGGAATGCCATCACTACTAGATGTACCATCGTCTTGACCTATAGCTTTCATTATTTGCTCATCGGTCATTTGGTTTATATTTATAAGTTCATTGTCTGACATTGAACACCTCCTTGTAAAAATTAATGTATATCATATTTTATAGTAAATGTCAAGTACTATTTTTTATTTTTTTTCTTGTATGGTGGGTACACTAAGTCGCATACCCAAAAGAAAATAACAACTGCTAAGCAGGCAGATAGAAATATATCTAACATAAGCGTGTCTCCTCATCGGTTTGTATTACTTTGAATCCATCATACTCAGCATATTGCTTCCATGATGAATAGTCTTCATGATCTTTATTTAAATACAAAGTATCATAAGTTCCTTCGAAACTATTTACAAAGGCTTGATACTCATCGTAGACAGTAATGTCTGAATCATCATATTCATCTAAAGTTTCTAATGCCTCAATCATATTAGTCCTCCAATTTATAGGCTTTCGATTGTTCAAATAAAAAGTATTCGTATCCGTCATGCTCTTTATTTGCAGTCATCAACTCTGCGTATGCATTTGCACTATGCCTGTTAATGAATTGTTTTTCAAATATAAATTTATCTGAGTGATCAAACTTACCCATGATTATATATTTTCTAGTTTTATCTTCAGTATTATTTAAACTCATATGGTTATTACCTCCTTCATATCTAACCAGTTATATCCTATTTTTGTTTCTGTGTCAAGTGGAACATTGAAATCTATATTATAATATTCTTTCAATGAATCAATAACACTACTTGTGCCCTGCTTGAATATTTTACCCATCACACTTTCTTCACCAGGATAAACATCAGCTACGATAGAATCGTGAACTGTATTTACGAGTAAACTTTTTACTTTCTGTTCCCTCATTAGATTGTGAATATTTATACACGCTAATGGAACAATATCTGCTGTTGCAAAACCTTGCACAGGATAATTTTTTATTTGTGTACCATAACTAGAACCACCCCAAGGCATACGCTGAGCATATGGAAATGAGTATTGCCTACCTGTAGGTATTTGTATACATTTAAATTTAATAGCATGTGTTTGTAATTTATCATGCCATGCTTTTATGCCTTTATACTTTTCTAAAAACTTACGATAGTATTTCTTCTCGTCTTCAGTACCTGTTACACCCCCATACAAAGGTTTAAATGTATGTGCTTTAGCATCTTGCCTTGATACTCCAATAATGTCTGCAGTGTATTGGTGCACATCAATATTATTTTTTATATCTTCCATACCTTGTTTATCTTGTGCCATAAACACTGCAGTTCTAAATTCAAGCTGAGAGAAATCTATCTCCAATATTTTACCATTAGAGAATCTTGACTTAACAACTTGCCTAATAGGAAATGTTTTTCCTCTAGGTTGATTCTGAAAATTAGGATCACGACTTGATAGTCTACCTGTTGCAGTTACTGCCTGCATAAATTTAGGATGTAGCATACCTTGATCATCTGTGTGATCTTTAATACCAGAAATAAAAGTAGATAGATAAGTATCTATTGCATTGTATCTTACAATAGCATCTAAAAATTCTCTAAGTTCTCCCTCAGATTCTGCTGAAAGTTTAGATAGAGTTACTTTATCTGTTCTAAATCCAGACTCTGATATATCATATACACTTCTAGGAACTTGATTAAACCCTGCAAGTTTAGCCATCTTGTGATATATAAATCCATCACCATCACAGTCAGAACATTTAGTATAATTTTTATATGGACTGCCATCTTTTTTTATTCTTTTAGTTACACCTTTACCATCACAAGGTATACATTTGCTTGCACTTGTTTTATATACAGGTGCAGTATTGTTTTTAACTAGAGATCTAAATTGATTTAATGAAAACTGTGGTCTGCGTTTGTTTTTACCTGTTGATTTATCTACACCAACATTAAATATTTTGGCCCAATTATTTTTGTCTAAAGGTTTTTTAGAATAGATTAACCATGATAATTGTTCTGGACTAGATAAATTTATTTCTGTATCACCCATTTTATTATAGACAATCTTGCCTATCTTCTGCCTTAGATATTCTTTTTCTGCAGTGTACTCTGCATTTACTTTTTCTAAAACATTTAGATCAACATAGATACCATTACGTTCCATGTCAGATAATACAACTAAAAACTCACCCATCATCTTAGCAGTCTTGACTAAATCTTTATTAGCAGGAAGTTTAAAGTCTTGCATCTGAGACTCAAATAATCTCTTGGTAATTGTTACATCATTTCTACCATACTCCTCAACAAGATCAGCAGGTATGTTATCAAAAGATATACCACGATCCATGTATTCTTTTATACGATCATCCTTCATGCCTATCTTCCTGCGTTGGCAACACATTTGCAATGTCAAAGATTTTCTAACACCTTTGTTAAGTATATATTCACCTATCATAGTATCATAGACTTTACCAGTGTATTTAAAACCTGCCTCTAATAACCACATCAAATCAAATTTAAGATTGTGCCCTATCAATAAAGTAGTTTGGTCTAGCCTCTCTTGTATACTATCATAACATCCTTCACTAACTTTTTCAGAATGATAAGTGAAATAATATTCGCTACCAAACTTTGATTCTAACCCAACACTTACCAGTTTATTATCTGGGTGAAATGGTGATGGATCAAATCCATTGTTTTTATTTTTTTGATATGTTGTTTCTACGTCAACTACTGTAATCATACATCGTACCTACTTATCTCTCTATAAATTCTAGCATCAATAATTCCATGATACCCATTTATTTTATTTTTAGAAATACATAATGATCTATCCATGTTCTCTTGACCATTTGTATCTGGTGCTTTACCTACACCAATAATTAAATCAGCCTCAGCTGCTTTACCAGTCCTAGAGTTTTCCATCATATTAAAATCCATATGTCTTTTATTATGTGCATCATTTGATGCTTGCGATATTGCAATGATAGCACACTTTCTACGTTTTGCAATCTCTCTGGCACTAGTATATATTGCTCTGAGTTTTTCATCTGACCTTGCGTATATACCAGAAATATTTACTTTGTCAAGTTGATCAATGACAATAATATCTGGTTTATGTTTTTCACAATGCGAATCTATATCGTCCATTGTCCAATCAACAGTATCATAAAGTTGTATATTCTCTTTTATTAAATCCCATTTACCATTTGCAATCTCTATGTTCTCAACTATTTCTTCTCTTGTCATTCCTGTATAACAGGATATGGCTCTCATCTGAGTTCTAACTGCAGGCTCTTCATTTATAAACGCATGAACTTTAGCACCTTGCTCAGCAAACCCATCTGGTGATGACACTAGACTAACCCAAAAAGCAGTCTTACCTGTCTCTGGTCTAGCAAACACAATCATTAAATTACCATCACCAATACCACCAACCTCGTCTCTAAGTGTAGATATACTGAACTTCCATTTAGTAGTATCAACTAACTGATTCATAACTTCTCCAATATTATTGGATACAGATTGTACTTTCTCATCTGGGGTATTTGTCTTATGCTTTTCAATTATAGAAATAATATCATTAAAGTTTGCAGGCTTACCATTAAATATTTCTGTGGCTTCAACTGCTATCTTCTGTGCAGTCTCCCTTTCTACAAGAACTTTCATAATGTCTTTTGCTATCTCGTTAGATGGTTCTTGTATATCTTTTAAGTCTTCAATTAATTCATTGAATTTTATTTTTGCTGCCCTAGTTAATGCAGGATTATACATCGTAGTATGCAATCCATATAACTCATCTACTTTTATTGACTCCTCATACTCTGAGTGTGCTCGTTTGATTGTGTCAAACAAAGAACCCAAGTCACCCTCAAATACACTGCTTGATACTGAGCCTTTGTATTGGTCGTAAAAAGATTTATCTAACATCTTTTTTAGTATCTGCTTTTCCATCGTGTCTCCCTTCATTATCTTCTGTTGATTGCTTTTTGTACTTTTAGTTCGTTCTCTAGTATAACTGTAATTGTGTCAAGTTTGCTCTGATCTCTTTGGTTCCACTCTGCTTTGTTTATATCTATAATATCATACTTCCAGTTAGTCCAACTTTCAAGTATCTCTTTCATCATTTCTTCAGTCATAAAATATACTCCTTATCTCATCTGTTTTAAAATATTTTAAATCATCTTCCAATGCTTTTACTTTTACATTTGTAAAACCTTTTGATCTTAACTCTTTTGCAATAGAGAAAGATTTAGTAGTTGCATCTCTATCTAGTGCAACATAAATATTTTTATACTGCATGATATGTGCAAGGTGTGTATCTGCTAGTGATGTACCCATCAAAGCAATACCAGTTAGTACACCAGATACTGCACATGCAGAGGCACAATCCTCTACAATAACTGCATCGTCACCCTCACCACAAATAAAAGGAACATGCTTATTACCGTACATAAACCATTTAGGATATGTGTCCTTATGTAATGCTCTGCCAACTGCACCTGCATATTCATTTGTATATTTATTTTTAACTACAAATACAACTCTATCTTGTGCTACATCATATTTTATATCTGCTCTGTTCATCATAAAAGAATCCCAACAGTTATTATTTCGTAAATATTTCATTGCTTTTTCATGAGAGAATGGTGACTTAAAACTTTCTGGTATGTTAAATACTGATAACTCTGAATCATTCTTTTTATTTGAGAAAGTATTAGTAACATAGTCCATAGTTTTCTGACCCTCATGCTTTCCTTTTGCTTTACATGAAGCATGAAAACAATACCAACCTATATTGTTACCAGTGGTATCAATAAGCATTGTGTTACTGTGATGACAGAATGGGCAATCAGTTCTCTCTTTGTGATCTTGTTTTAAATTTAGATTTTTAATAACTTCTAACTGTTGCTTATAATTCAACTTGTACTTCCTCGTATGTTATTAAGTATCGATCTCGGCTAACAAAGTCGTTAGCTTCTACTTTCATTAAATTATTATTTAAATAATAAGCTACATTATTTTGTAGCTTTTCTAGTGTTGGCTCTTCCTCGAATGGTATTATTGCTACTGCTTCTATTCCTAGTCCTGCTAGTCTTACTTTGTATTTTTTCATCATGATTCCCCTTATCATAGTTTACTTCATTTGTCAAGTCATCTTTTGATTTTTTATAAAATTTAGGATGTCGCCAAACAAACGTCATGTATTGAAGTACTCCACAATACTTTCATCCCACAAGTCAACTGCAAAAGATTTATCTTTTATTTTAAATGTGAATTTACTACCCTTGCCATCTAGGTACATAGATTTTTCAGTTACCTCGCCACCTAGTTGTTCAACAAGTATTCTAAATTTAAGTGCTAGTGTAAATGCGTCACTCATTCGTCCTCATCACTATTTAATGCATTACACAAACTTTCCATATCATTTGCATTAAAATTTATTTCTGTTATTTTTTGATCTTCACTAACAGTAGGCATTTCTTCTTCTAAAGATTTTTTTATGTGACCATAAATAATCTTCTCTTCACCTGTTGAAGAATTATACTCTGTTAATTTATATATTACTCTATCTGCCATATTAATGCTCCTTGTAACTTACTTGTTTAACTGAACGACTCCAACATGCACGACAGCTACCACACTCACCATCTTGTTTATATGCAGGGCATTCTCTACCTACTGCAGGTTTATCTTTGTGTACACCAGATGTCCACTTCCAAAACTTAGGTGGTGGGCTATCTACTTTAGTAGCTGACACACGCAAACATAAATTTTCTGGCACATCTTTTTCATCTAACTTATCTATGATTGAATACTCTCTAGTAGCTAGCCAATGTTTTATATGAGGTGTACCCTCGCATACTTCAAATATTTTCATAAGATGCGAGTAAGATTGTAAATCTCCAGAGTCAAACCAACGGTGAAAAAGCCTTGATTTATCTAGGTTTTTGTACTTTAATGTGATTAATTCTATCATGTAGTCTATCCACTCATCACATTCAATAGCGTCATACCTCTTTTTGTATGCAAGTTTTACTACTGGAAATACATAACAACCTTTGTCTGCATAACATTTATTACAAATAGTACCCTCTATCTTTGCTAATTTACTACCAGTAATACATTTACTAGTAGGTATGCCCCACGCAAATGAGGGCATCTTACTAGGATTAGATAGCTTACCTATCTTTGCTTCTATATCTTTTAGTTTCATATAACTATTACTCCTAAAATAAAGCCAATGATAAACCAAACAATCTCTGTTCGGTAATACAATGACAATTGATTAACTTTTTTTATTAATGCTTTCATAATATCCTTTCTCAACTAAATATTTATATAGATTTTTACAAGTCTTAGGTGTCTTATCTCCTAGCTTGAAGTTACCTATGACTGCCTTAGCAAATGAAGTATATCCAGTTACTCTGGGATTAGTCATAAGCATACCATGTTGTGCTTGCATTTTTAATGCTCTTAATAACATATTCTGTTGAAGTGTATAACCATCTTCAAACACAAACGTTCTTAAGTCGTGTTGGCTATTGCCTTTTATTACTGTCATATTTTCTCCTTGTGATTATCTATGTATATTACAACATAAATTCTGGTGTGTCAACTAATGTGTACTTTGCGAAACGTTTTTTCTCACCAATATAATAGCTACGATATGATTGAATGTAGCTATCCTCTTTGTATTCATCTGGCATACAAAGTGGTGGTATGAGAAATGATTTGTATTGAAATTTATCTTTGACTTTGTCTGTAAGTTTTAAAAGATTATTAAGTATACGACCTGTGCTATGTACTTTGTTGTTGTATCTGTGACGATACTGATTTAATAAATGCCCAAGTAAATCTAGTGACCATAAATAATTACCAAGTGAATCTCCAACCCATATTGTCATAGGGTGTTTTGCATAAGCAGGTTTGTATAAAGATTCTTCTTCCCCACAATGCCTTTGGTATGCAGTAGATAACATCTGACCTGTTTCTAATATCATCTTCACTACATGCTTATCACAATGATACCTTGCACATATCTCTGTGTCTCTGTGTAAATGAAATATATTCATAGTTTTAATTCTAATTTAAGTATTGCCCATTTGATTTCTTTGATAGTTATAATACCAGAATTATATCTTTCAGTCAATGTATTAAATAGTTTTCTTACATGGTCTCCAGTTGTACCTGCACAGTCACACCAAAAGTCAAATTGACCAGAATTAAACCAATCCTTAGCTACTTTCATATTCATTTCTTTATTAGAACTTCTAAGAAAAGAATCATTCAAACCAAATGCATCTTCAAAGTTAGTTTGAATAACTGCAAGTGCTAGTTTCTGTTCTGGCGTTTTATCTTTTACGTTTAAATTTCCTTTTATCCATTCCATAGTATATCCCCTGTTTTATTAACATGCAATCTGCACAATAATATTGTTTATTTTCTACTACTACTGCTTTCTTTTTACACTTATGACATAGCTTTGTATCTGCGTCAACTTTACACATATTTTTTTCTTTCTGTTGCTTGATTTTTCTGTTGAAATATGTTATACTCCCTTGTCCATTGGGGGAGGCTAGTATATATACTATACATATATACCCCTTAGGTTATAGTCGGGAGCATAAGTCATTTAACTCTCACTTCTAAATACTGACCAGTAATCTTTACTCTATTATTTTTATCACTATCACTATATTCCTCTTTGAATATTACATCAACACTTTCGGTAATTAATGCACCATTTCTATCTAATATTTTTACTTTAACATTTTGATTATTTCTATTATCATTACCATGTATTTTTCTAAGTTCCCATATTAGTTCATGTATCTTCATAATTTCTCCTTATTGTTATGACAAAAAAAAGGCTAGGGGATTTCTCCCCTAACCATATTAGATTATTACGCAACTGAAGACTGTTGGGCATTGTATAATATTCTTGCCTTAATCTTCTCCTCACGACTAGGTGCTTTCTTACCTATGTTCATGATTGAATCAACTGCATCATCAATAGATATAACTAAGTCCATACCTATTTTATCTGCTAGTATTTCTGGTGCTATAACCCAACCAAATTGTTTAGCAAAGTCTTCTACCTGAGAAAACTTAGTCATAGTTTTGACTATCTCTTTGAAACGATCAACTCTAGCTACAACAATCTGTATCCAAGCAGTATGTTGCTTGACTACTTCTTGCTTAGCATGGTGCATCATTTCAAATTTAGCAAACTCAAGATCAGTACAAGGTATTGCACGAGATCGGCAACCACCAGTTCCAATAATATGCAATTGGTACTTGTCTTCCCATTCTTGATATCTGTCTGGGCTACCACTTCTACCTTTCAAGAAATTCTCATTGTCATTTCTTGCAGTAGCTAGCCAAGGATTGCTACGTCTGTCATACCTATCAGCACCTTTGTCGTAGGTAATGTCAGCTTCAATGTTACAGTCTGGATTTAATCCAACTGCTTTCATCTCATCACGATACATAGCGTAGGCAAAAGTTTTACCACTATCCTGTGATCCAGAATAATACCTACGAGTATCCTTGCCACTATCAAAACCACCATCAAGATGATATGAGAAGTGTTTAGTTTTCTCAACCTCATCTCCATACTGGTCTACCTCTTTAACATCTTCAGCATTCATAAAGAAACAACTGTCTGTGCCTGTAGCATTAACAGTATTATATTTCTTTTGAAGTCTTTGAAGTTCGGCAACATCATCAAGTTGATACTTTCTTTCTACTACCTCTTTCATGACTTTGAAAGATGAATCAATAGTATCGGTTGCATCAACCTTTGCTTTTTCATATGCAGACTTCTCGTCACATTCCATAGATTCACAATGTCTACGAAAGTCTAAGACCAAAGACTTACGTTTGCCTTGGTTAAGCCTTATTTCTTTTTTGTCCATGAGTACTCCTTTGTGTTATGGTTAAAAAAAAGACACCACCCAGATAACTGAGTGATGTCTATATAGTACTATATTATTACTGATGTGTCAACTAGCCAAGCCAAGAGTAACTGCTAGTTCTCTTGCTTGTGAGTCGGTTATTGTACGCCAACTATGGTCGGCATCTATTTGTTCTTGTGTTTGTGCTTGTTCTCTTGTGATACTATGATCAACACCTTTTAGTCTATTAACTAAATGGTATCTATCAGATATTTCTGATCTCCAATCATATCTATACTCAACATACCAAGCGTCTTCAAGTGGTACTACTTGTCTATCTATTTCTCCAACAGCATTTAAACAAACAGTAGCATGATCACTAAACCATTGCTTACGACAAGACTCGCTACACCAATGCTCATAGTATCTGTTAGCTTTGTTAGACTGATAATACTTTGAACCTTTGTTACCACGAATTTGATTCGTGTTCTTTTTATCAGCACATTTTATATTCTGACACCACGTTGTCATGTTTCTCCTTTGATTAAGTTAAAAAAAAGACGCTACCAAAATTAATTGATAGCGTCTATATATTATAATATATATACTAATGTGTCAAGCCTTGACTTCAAAGGCTATATCACCATGTATAGTTTCTTTAGATACTTTTGATTGTTTAAAAGTATTTACATATTCATTAACACAATAAGTTGCTTTACTATTTAAAGGTTTCCCTTTTAGTTTAGCATTCTCATCATAATAAATATCAAACTCAAACACATCAGTAAGTCTATTATCTATAGCCTTACTAACTTTAAGTTCATCTGCTTTGAGTAGATTAAGTATATTACTTATACTAGCACCACTCTCAAATGGGTGTTTCTCAACATCACCATTTGCTTTCCACACTATAACTTTATAACTCATTATATTCCTTGTAGTACTTGGTTGATTGTATTTTCATCTGCACTCAGCAAGTCCTTAACATAATTGAATTTTACTTTTTCAAATTCAAATATTCTTACATTAGAATCTTCTGCTAAGTGGTTGATTTTGTAGACTTTTTTGCCTACACTAAACCACTTCAATCTACTAACAGAAATGTTTCTAGGTTGTTTCTTTGCTAAGTCATGTGCAAGAATGTACTCATCTGGATCAGTAGTTCTTGCTTTACCTTTTCGTTTATACATGGTGCCATCTTGTTGCTTCCACGTCTCACGATTTTTTAGATCAAAACTTCCAACCCTATACGAGCCATCTTTTTTCATAAACCCTGCTCTAAACTTTTTAGCTTTAGTTAGGGTTAGCAATGTGTATAGATGATCAGAAACTTTGCCTATCTTTACGTCTGCATATATGTGCATAGTTTCTCCTTGTTGATTTATATTTTGGGTAAGTGTTGCTGACCAGTAAATAACAGCTGTTACATGTACTACAATATACATCACTCGGCACTTACCCCTGTAGTTTCATTTATTTAGACTCTAAAACTACTAAGAAGTCTCCTTGATTGTAGCTTCTGGCAGGTCTCAACCAGAATTATCCTAACGTATCTTACTACGCCTATATCTTGCGATCTACGAAGACCAATGGGCATACAAAAAAGGATAGCCAACTCTCGCTGACTATGAGTTTAATATATCAAATTTTTTTGGGAGTGTCAAGTAAAAAAATGGGATAGCGACTTTGTAAATCGCTACCCCACATACTTACCAAAGAGTTTATGTTTAAAATATTATATCTACCAGTTAGATATAACACCTATATCATAACTCAATTTATATTTAGTGTCAAGTGTAGTGCAATATGTTAAACCCACATCATTTCTTTGCCAAACCTTTTCTTCAACAAACGTCTGGCAATGTTCATAATTTAAAAACACTTGGTCAAGCACATAAAATCTACCTAATCTATTTTCTATATCAGAAAATATAAATAGTATTAACTCAATCATCTGTTGCTTGAAAATGTAAGTCTTGAGGCTCTGGCAATGGCAAGGTTTCAGTGGTTTTCTCCCAGTCACCTTGTTCTTTCCACATATGGTTACAATGTATAGCATCACGAAGTTCCTTGTCTATTTCTGGACAAGGTTGTCCTTTGTTTTCTAGTAATGCTAGAATATTGATAGCCTTTTTTCTCAAAGACCTACGCCATTTCAATAGATGTGTGTCATCTGTTGCCATAGGATATCCTTATAGTTGATTTATGTTTAAACATACCCCAACTTAACAAATATTTATTGATGTGTCAAGTGTTATCTTGATTTTCTTTTGATAATATAGTTTAAAAGTGTATTAGCTTTAATAGATTGCTCAATTCGTGGTGCTAAAAAGGAATCTCCATAGGTATTTGGTCTTATATTACACCTATTTATCCAGAATTTATCTCTGTCATCAGCTTTTTTCTGACGTTTTTCTAGACCAAAAAAAGTTTTATCATTTATATGTGCTGACCATAAAGATATATGCACACTATTTATATCTAACCACTTTGCAAAATCTTTCATTGCATTTAGATTTAGTAATTTAATATTCATGAGGGATCGTTGTCTATTAGTTTGTGCACTTCATCAATCTTTAAATTTAATTGATGCAAGTCACCATAAACATCTGGTTTATCTAAGTATTTAGTTTTAAGTTTAATCATAATTTCATCAAACTTTTTTAACTTTAATTGTATCTGTCTAATTTTTGTAATCATAATTTTATATACAGAGGCTCATGCGTTGGAGAACATATACACTTTGCCAAGCATATACATTTTACCGAACCAACGCACAGGTCTTTTGGACTCGTAGAGATATCTCACGAAATCCAGACAGTAGGTTTTATTGTTGCAACTACCTACTCCCGACACAGCTAGTCCAGTCTGAATTAAGTTCGCTTCGCTGTGTCTTTGTACATTATCATAATATCATATTGATATTCGTATGTCAAGCAATAAAAAACCCCCAATGTGTCAAGCACAAAGGGGGTTTATCTTATCTTAGAGGGAGATAAAAGTTTTTAATTTAAAGATTCATGTTTTATCCTTTCGTCTTTGTCAGACATAATACTATTAAATAAATTAATTACGTCTTGTTTTTCTTGATCGTCTTTGTACATAGACATCATTCTATTCCAAAACATTGCAAAGTATGTCATGAATACAAAGTCTTTCGGTGCAGGTATTCCATCAGATTCAAGGCTATTGAGTAAATCAATAATATCTTTAGATAAATTTTTATGTATTCTACTTTGAATAATAATAAATTGATCTTCTTCTTTATTATCTTTTTTACTTATAGCCTCTAAGTAATCACTAAGTTTATATGTTTTACCCATAATTAATTACCTCTCATTATAGATTTAAACTTAGACATATTAAACTCAGTAATATTATCAAGCCCACTACTAGATTTAAATATATCCCTAGCCTCGTTAAGTTTTTTAGTATTTTCTAAGTGAAAGTTTTGTGCTTTATTCTTTACTACCACTTCACTATGTATAGCGTCACGCTTTTGTTTTTCTATACGTTCCATTGTTGCTATGTCAGTTGTCATAAAGACTCCTTTGTTATTGGTTATGAATACATACTATCAAAGGTGTGACAATGTGTCAAGTAATAAAAAAGCCCCTACCGATTTGCACCGATAGGGGCTATACATTTTCATCAATCATACACCCATTAACCCGATAAGACTTCCGAGCAATAACCACATGATTGATACATACATTACTTGTTTCATAATCATTTTTCCTTTCTGAAAATACATTATGCTATATCAAATTCTGTGTCAAGTGGGAATATACAAGGGGGCTTACTAAAATTTGCCCCCTCGCAACTTATAGGGAGATAAGATTTTGTGTTATATTGCTACTGATTTATAGAATAAATCTAGTAAGAAATAGCCTATAAATACAGTTGAAACCATTACCAATATTAATTTCATTTTTTTATCTTCGGTTTTACTTTGTTAATACTTTTTAAATAGGCTTTGTTTTTATATTCAATAAAATCTAGGTTTGATCTCATCAAAAATAGCCCAGTAAAAACTATTAAAGCAATACAAATTATAAAAATAAACATAAACATTTTTAAACCTCGCTATTAATTAATTATCTTATCAGTATATATGCAAATTTTGCATAGGTCAAGTGTAAGCTATGCAGTTTTTAGATATGTTATTTTTGCATACCCCATAAATAATATGTATAGAAATTATATATAATTATTATATCTATATTATATATATAAAATATATATCTATAAATATATTG